GAGAAAGTGGACCCTCCGCGAAGGCTTTGTAGGGTTCCCCCAATGACTTTGTAGGTTTCCTACAATACTGAATATGCAATAGAGCTTGCGCGCTTGTATGCCCCTGTAAGCCCTTAGATGCACGCTATGGCACATTGTATCAATCATCATATGAAAGCCTCTTAGAATGGCATACAGAGCTTGCTAGGGGTGATGCTATACCCCATGCAATACCGCATGCAAAATTTCCAGGACTCATACTGATATGAGTCCTGGAAATTTTGGGCGCAGAAAAGCCCCCTAGCGTGATGCTAGGGGGCTTGTACTGGTTTATGGTTAGTAGCGCTTATAGCGCCTCTGCCAGATACATATACCGAATATGTACCAACGAACTCTAACCATGCTTTAGAACCTTCCAATCGTTAGCGTTAGGGGTGAAATCCGGGGTTATGTCACGGTCTGCATTAGGACAGTGGACATTGTGGAGGTTAGCTCCAATGCGGTTTTGGATGGTTAGACAAATGGGGCACATTTTGGTTTTCCTTTTGTTTGCGGTTTTCCGATTAGTTCTAGTATGAGGCTTGACGGTTTGAATGTCAAGCCCCATACCAAAGTTTTTATTTACAGATTGCGAAGGTACCAACCGTTAGCAATTGCCTCTGCAATAGCGTTAAAGAAATCCTCAATGTTTCCAGTAGTGGTAAGAGTAATCATATCTTCTGTTTCCTCTTGGCTAACGGTAACGCAATCAATGTCTAGGGGGTGTACTGCCATTTCAAGTGCAACATAGAATGTGGTACCAATGTTGTTTGTAACGATTCTTACGTCTTCCATGATTTTCTACTTTCTAAGTTGGTTTGCGTTTTGCTCTTAACTACAGTTTGCCAGTTGCTAACGATAATGTCAAGCTATTTCCAAAAGTTTTTCAAAAGATTTTTGACAGCAAAAAGCCCCCTATTTCTAGGGGGCTATTTGCTAGCTGGTATCCGCTACTTGCTAGTAGTTTCCACCGGCTTAGGCGTGCGAATGCGAGTCGTAGACTGGTGACGACCCTTCAACCGGAAGGTGAGAACAATGTTGCCGGTTGGCTTGCCATCCTTCTTCTCGACAGTCTCGCTGACAAGCGCCGCGGTTAGGTTGATAGCGTTTGCGGCCTTGCCGATCTTGTACTTGGATTTTCCGGCCTCTGCGCTAGGTACTGCCCACGTTCCAGCGGCCTGTGCATTGCTCTCTGTAGCCTTTGCAAGTTCTGCAATGTCAGAGGCGAACGGGTTGACAGCGGTCTTAGGTGCAACGGTGATGATCTGCATTTGATTCTCCGATTTTGTTTTGTCAATGTCTCGGCGTTTTTGCCGTTACTAGAACAGTACCACATGCAAGAGGCATTGCAAGCCTTTTTGCCAAAATAAATAAATTATTTTTTAACCAATTTATTTTGCATTTTTGCTTGACAGGGTTAGCGATATGGTGTATTCGCGTGTGCGCGCGTTCCTTCTAATTGTTTTGCGCCTGTCTCTGATATAACAATTGTGTTACAGGGCTTGACATTGATTCTGTTTTCCTGTATGCGAATTTGATTGTAACAATTGTGTTACAGGGCTTGACATTGATTCTGTTTTCCTGTATGCGAATTTGATTGTAACAATTGTGTTACAGGGCTTGACATTGTGTGCGCTGTCCTGTATCATCCCGAAAATGCTAACGAGGGGTAGACAAACCGTTCTACCCCTATTCGGGGGTAGACAGCAGGGTTGACCCCCAAATGGGGGTAGAAAAAATTTTTTCGATTTTTCTCGCGCGTATGTGGGTAGGCGTGTTCCGCGCGCGCGTATCAATCCTGTTAACAATAAAATACTGTAATTCTATTTAAATGATAACGATTGTTTATAAAACGTATGTTCGTTTTTGCCATGTTCGCATTATCATGTTCGCTTTTTGGGTATAGCAAAACGCCCTAACCCGTAGGCTAAGGCGTCTGCTAACTACTTATTACGCTCTTGTCTTAGTTGAATGTTAAAGTGGATGATAGCTTCAGCCACACCAATCTTAGCCAAATCCTCAATACTAAGCATGTCCTCAATCTTAGGCACTAACGCACTCTCATTTCTATTATCTGTCCAAAAGCGTTAGGATACTTCTCGCTATTCTCAATAATATCCCTTACTAGCTCTACCATCGTAGGCTTATTGCCAACTTCCAAACTCTGCTTTTCATCTGTTAGGATGCTTGGATACCTAACAGTCCAGTAGATACCCTTTGACTTACGCACGATGCTTACCCCATTTCTTAACTTCTCTATCAGCCATGCTATAAGCAATGTGGCGGCCGTCATGCCCTGCATTAAGAGAACAGATATTACCATTAGGCCGATGAATACCATAACAATTATCAGTAACCCCAAATGTTCCACCCCTAACAAGTTTTGCATTAATTTCCATATGCACGCTTATAACAGATTTTGTTATAGCTAGATGCTTAATCAATGTTTTCTCCAATATCATCTAACGCGCTACCAATATCAGTATCGCATATGCTACAAAATAGCACATCTTTATTAAGCTCTCTTATGGTGTCGCATAGGGAACAGGATAACTGCCAAATCCTGTCCCCTATTATGCCACCGTTAGACAAAGCCATTCATATCATCGACACTATAGATAATGTCCTTATCCGTAATGTTATTGACTAGCTCAGGACTCTTGTTAGCGTATGCAATAAAATCGTCATAGCAAAAGTACCCCCAAGAGCTGCCCCCGCTTATCTTAGCATCCACAACAGCTTTACTGTTACAGTCTGGAATATCGCACGTTCTGTCCAAAGGTGCGTTCTTGCATGGTGCGTAGACTACTATGTTCTTCATCGTGAACCCCTCTACTGTTTTTGTTCCGATAATTAATAATACCATTTATGGCTAGAATCCGATACCCCCACTAAGGGGGTCATAAAATAAGAATAGCCCTACCGATTTCTCAGTAAGGCTACACTTATTTATAGCTATATTGCTACTCAATAGTTATTGTAAGCTTGCCCACACTCTTTGTTAGATCATTAACGGTTACGATAATATCGTCAGGAACTACTGGCGGTGTTTCGGGCTTTTCCGCCGCTTGGATGATATCGTGCGGGCTAGTATCAGTAGTACCCCCACTCCAAAGGAAGGTGCTAGGATAACCTTCAGCGTCCACACTAAGAACGTACCAGAGCGGGTTGTCATTAACAATATCTCCATAGACGTAACTAAGCACTCTAATTTGCTTGCCAGCTTGAATCTGAGTAACCAGTTCACCACTTCTGCTAGGCTTTGTGCGAACGTTAGCATTAGCGCCGGGTAGAATTGCACGCTCTGTTGGCTCTACAGGGTCTACTGTAAGTGCTATTCTAGCCGCCGCTTGCGTATGCGTTATCATTCCGGTAAAAGGTATGCGCGCACCATTCCTGATACCATTAAAATGCGTGTCTCTAGCGATTCCACCACGAACAAGCGCGTCCCTAGCAATAGGCGTAAAGTGGTCAACAGGGTCACCCTTTTTTACAAGGATGATTGCGTTTTCAGCAATACGGATAGAGTCATTTTCAGGGTCATCGTCAACCTTAATAACTATTTCACCATATATACCCCCAACACTTGTAACAACTCCGATAACGGGTGATACGATTGTGTGCTTTTTTCCTGTGCTCCAATCCTCACCGCCTTGACCGTTATTGTTTTTGATATGCCATTGCCAATTAGCGGTGGCACGCAAACCTTCGCAGGGGTTTATAACAATTGGTTTAGCCATTGCTTTCTTCTTTCTCTGGGTTCTTCCAACGCTCAATAGTATCTTCACTACGTTCTAGCGCACTAGCAAGTAGCGCAGAGTTGATACCATTAGTGTTGTGTTCGATTTTATCAACCTTCTCATTAGTCTTGCCAAGACCGTAGAAGATAACAACTGTACTAACAAGGGTTGCTAGGGTTGTGCCAACAAACGGGATAAGAGTGGTAAGGGCTTCAGGCTTAAAAGCGGCGATAACGATTATGCCAACAAACATAATAGCCACTAGTGCAACAATGGATAGGGTAATTGCTGTTTTATTCATCACTTAAATATTTCTGCGAATATGTTTCGCGTTGTTGGCTTATCAAAGTTTACATTACCTTGTCTAAATGCTGTTCTAAGGTATGCGATATTTCTGTCGGATAATGTTAGCAGTACTTTCTCCTTACTCATTTTGCTAGGAATAAGGGTGAACATTGGCACGCCCTTTGGTAGCTTAGATTGAATATAATATTGGTCACTGAAAATGTTAAGCCATACGCTAAACTGCCCCTTATCAGTTTCAAGAATAAACATAGCGCGAGCCTTGCTATCCTTAAGTTCAAGCAGAGAATCATGATCGTCGCTAAATTTATTACCAACAGCGTACTGAGCGTAGTCGCTTTCTTTAATGAATTTACCAAACCTAGTTTCGTAGACTTCACTCTTGAAGTTATCCGCGTTAGGAAAATGCGCGCAAATGAAACCATCTGCTTTTATAACGAATTCGCCTTCTTCATCGGGACGAATTTCATACTCAATAAAATAAGGGTTCATGATACTAACACTGTTAGCAATAAATAGAACCTTTGTCTTATCCTTGTATCGGTCTATGGATGAGTAAAAGTTATTAAAAACTGTAGCCTCACTAGGAAGATACCTAATAGGGCCGGGTTCAAGAATAAATTCGTCAAAGATTATAGTACGAACTTTAGGAAACGGTACAGACTTAATCTTCTGAGCCGTACTAAGTGCAATGAAGTAGCCAATCTTAGTCCACTCACGCTTTTTAGTATCCCTAGAAGTTATAGGTGCAGCAAAAGCAAATGCGCCCTTAACCTCTAAATCATATTTAGGAAATTCGTGTGCAATATCCGCGAAGAAAGCCTCTTTAGCAGTAACCATTTCTTCTTTGTAACGACGAAGGTAGATGAATTCGCTACCATCTTTTAGAGCATCCTTGATAGCCTTTTTCTTAGCTCCATAGGTTTTACCTAAACCGCGAGCACCCACACAGAAGTTATAAGTTGCATTATAAGAAAATAGCTTAGCAAAATTGTAATAGCTACTAATATTCTTATTAATATTTAAGACGGCCACGGATACGGTACTCCCCTAGTGCTCATGTAGGACTTAGGGTTAATTGTAGCTGGTGCATTGGCTTGAAGTCCAGCCCAACCCGTATCACTAGTGACAAAATGCATATGGTCAGCACCGGGAGGGTCAACGTTAGTACCAGTATCCCCAACAAAACCAATCACATCGCCAACAGATACAGTAGCGCCGTTAGCAAGACCATTGAAAGCAGACATATGATAGAAAGCATAATAACTTCCATCACTCGCCTGTAGCTTAATAATGTTACCATTACCGGTAGTAATACCCTGATCTACAACTGTAGAATCGGCAATAGCATAAATAGGGTCACCGGCTATGCCACTAAAAACAAGATCAACACCTGTATGCGTTCCAGCACCACCGCCACCCCATTCTTGGCTAGTGTGAGGAGCAGGAGTTAAAGCAAGCGGCCATTGCCACGTTGTAGGACTAGGGGTAGTAGTTCCGCTAATAAGCCAGAAGCCACCGGTAGTAGGATAGGCTAACTTCTTAGTACCATCATCAAAAAGAATGGCAATCTGATTACCAAATTCCTGTAGAGCGGTGACTTCTGGCATATTATATCCTTAAGGGTGAACTTTAGCAGTAGCGATCTTCCAGACGTTATCTACATCCTTAACCCAAATATTAAGAACTGTAGCGCCTTCTATACTAGGCTCGCTAGTACCGTCGCCCTCATCGGGGGGATCACCAATATCAATCCAATCTGGCGTGCGAGCAATACCAGAATTATAAATGATACCCGTCTCAAAGTTATAACCAACTCCCACGAAGGCAGAGCCACTATATGTTAGCTCACGAATTTGCCCGCCACCTTCAAGACTATACCTAACAGTCCAAGTAACAGCATCCGTAGACGTAGCTACCAGATTAGTACCTGCACCTATAAGCGTAAATTGAGAATGATTGTAAACTATATTTGTCCAGCTATCATCATTAGAAAGTTGAGTATAAGCCCAAGTTCCACTATCAGAAAGAAGGTTAGTAGTACGATAAACCCTGCGCTTTTCAATCCCGCTATCATCGTAGCGAACAAGCAGCGCATATGTTGTACCGTTAAATGCGATATCCCTAATACCAGCAAGAATATCATGCCTAGCCCATGTGGAACCGTCAGCAGATATAAACAAGATAGTATAATCAGGGCTATAATCAGGCTGGCTAAGAATGAAATTACCGTCATAATAAAAGCTTTGACCATAACCATCATCAATAAGGGGGCTATCTATAGTAGTCCACGTTGTACCACCATCACTAGAAATAATAGCTTTAGGTGTGCTAGTAAGAGCTATATGCGGCGTAAGAAAAGGTATTACATATTTACCTTCACCATATGTACCCGCACCAAAACTCTCGCCCTCCATCGGGTCAACGGTAATAGGTAAAGTAAGATTAGTCCAAGCAACACCGTTAGTAGATGATGCCTGTCCAGTGTTGGTACGGGCAATAAACTTTCCTCCGCCAAAGAAGATAAGTGAAAGATTATCAATACCGCTAAGAGTGTTGACAGTCCATGTTGCACCATCGCTAGACGTAAGAGTATAAGCATTACTATCATCACTAGAGGCAGTAATAACATAAATACCGTTACCATAAGCAATATCAAACGGGTAATAATTAGTTCCGCCAACTGCAATAAAATTACCCTGCCAGTCAATACCAACAGTCATTATGGCACCGTAATCTCAAAGTAAATATCTCCGGGGTCGCCACCAGTTGCAGGGCCAGTACCGCTAGTAATACCAAGAGCTATACGGGCAGCAGCCTTATTAATGGCACCGGTACCACCGCGAGTAAGCGGAATAACAGTATCCACAGAATCGTATAGCGTGTCCAGTAGTGTTGTCGTTGCGCTAGCAGGGTTATTTACAACCGCGTGAACTTCGGTATCATAATCAATAGCACTAATCTGAGTGCCAATAGTAGTATCAATTGCCGTTTCACTAAGACGCCCGGTGTCAATAATAACCTCATAGCTAGCGTTAGCGTAAAGGGTGTTAAGGGCTGTAGTTGTGTCACTAGCTGGGTTATTAATAATGTCAGCAATATCGCTATCAGTAACAGGGGAGCCACTACCACCACCGCTATAAAGAGTGTCAAGAGCAGCGCGCGTATCGCTAGTGTTATCAACAACAATAGCCGCCATAACATCATCCTGCAAGACAATACTGTTACCAATTACAAGCGCAACTTGCTCATCAACATATGCAGCATTAGCAGCAATAGAGTTGTTAACAGCAACAATAGCAGCGGCTACATCAGCTTCAAGAGCAGCAATCTTAGCATCTACCTCTGCGGTTTGTGCAGTAAGCGTAGCACTAACCTCGGCATCCTGTGTAGCAAGCTGTAGAGTAACAGCAGCAGACTGTGCAGCAAGAGCCTCATTAACAGCAGTAGCCTGAGAAACAAGAGCATCATTAACTTGCTGGATAAGCTCATTGATCTGAGCTACAATAGTATCTTCAAGAAGTTCAAAGTTAACATTGACAAACTCAACAAGCGCATTCATCTGCGACTGCAAGCCTTCAAGCTTTTCAATATAAGTAATACCATCACGATAAGTAAACGGTGTAATATTACTAACCGGAACAATCGGAACATACGACGGAATAAACGGGGGCACAATACTCATAGCAAAATCCTTCCATTGGTGTAACTATCTCCATTATCCCATACAAGCATAAAAAGTTCTTCAAGCTCGGTGAGAATCATTGTATCAATATTCAGTAGCGACTCACGATACTGCATGATAAGACTACTAGCAGCACCCTGATAACCGACAACATCGGAAACAGTGTGCGTAGTAGCGTTAGCGTTTTGCTCATTACTCTCTGTAGAATTAGAGGTACCATCACTTTGACCGTTAACGTCAACAGCAGAGGTAGCATAATCAGCGTTAGGGTCTAGCATAGTCTGCGGAGTCTCGCTACTAACAGACCTAGACTTAGAACCGCTAACACTAATACTCTCAGCCTCACCCGTAGCCGTATTAAGTTGCTCGCTCTCACCATCGTTAGTAGTGTGAAGATCAATAGTACTAAGAGCCTCATAAGGTATTTTTTCAGTAAGATAAAGCTTATTGTAATAAGGCATTATCTCATTCATCTTACGGCGCATTGCAAGCTGAAACATCTCAATAGTTTCAACTCCAATTTCACGATTATAATAACGATCAATAATCTTACCATCTAGAATCTTCTTGTAATCAGCCTCGAAGATGGGGTAGTGGTTAAGACCGATATTACCGCCCGTCATAATAGTGTTAGGACTATCAAAAGTGACAACACCGCCAGTAAGTGTAATAACTTTCTTAAGCGGAATAGTAAAGGTTCCCATGTCTACGCCTCAACTTCTTTCTTCTCAGGCACGGTATCATCAATATCTTCAAGGTCGCCAATCTCAGCAGCATCATCATCTGTATGATAGCTAACACTAACATTTAGATCAAACATCTTGTTAATATCGTCAGCAGCCTTACGGCGAGCATTTAGATTAACATAGCGCATGTTAGCAGTTTGATCGTCGTTAGCATCGACTTCAGCAGATACAAGACGTTCCTTCTTATCCTGATTAGCATTATCAATACCGAGCAAACCCATGCACTCATTCCAAAGACGAGTTCTAAGAATGTGTACCTTATCAAGTAGATCAGGATTAATGCCAAGATCAAGAGCTTGCATGAAAGCCATGTCTTGAATAGCACCGTTAACTTGAATAAGATTCTGCCCCTCGTCAACTTGCCTATTAATGTTCACCATAGACAATCGCTGATTATCGCTAGCTGTAACAAACTTAGACTGTCTAGCGTTAGCAACGTTAATCTCAACAGTACGATCTACGTTAGCAAGCTTATGAGCATATATAGAAATAATGTCAAGATCAGGGGTACGCATATAGTTAGCCCAAATCGGAACACACTTCTTATAACTAAGTGTCTTACTGACAAAATCATTACCAACAACAACAAACGCTGTAGGATTTTGCAGCATATTAACTTGATTAGCT